ATCAGCTAATCTTACATTCAATGGAACTAGACTGACTGTAAATTCAATTACTGCCTCATCAGACTTCGATTGTAACGCTAGCACAGGTACATTTAACAATGATCTTGTATGTAATGGTGTGTTCAGAACTGACAATGTAAGAATCAAAGATAACAAGATTGATACTACGTCAGGAGCATTAAAATTAGATGCAGATAACAATTCAGTTGAAGTTACTGCTGACATCAATCAAACTGGAAACTTCAATACCACTGGAGATGTTACTGCCTTCGTATCTGACATGAGGTTGAAAACAAGTCTAGAACAGATTGATGGTGCTATTGCTAAGGTATGTAAGTTAAGTGGATTTACATATTCATTCAATGAAACTGCTGGTGAACTAGGATTTGATACTGAAACAAGGTATGCTGGTGTATCTGCACAACAGGTTAAAGAAGTATTACCTGAGGCTGTTAAACCAGCTGCTGTAGGTAAAGGATACATGACAGTACAATACGACAAACTTGTACCTCTACTCATAGAAGCTGTCAAAGAACTTAAAGATGAGATTGAGGAATTGAAAAATGGACGGTAAATACGAACCCCAACAGTTTCAAGATGGAGACTGGCATTGTGAAGCAATAATGGGGATTGAAGAGGTGAGAATACTTCACCACACTATCACCGAATACCTAGATAAGATTGAAGATATACCGCCAATTAATAAATCCTATCTAGAACATATACAGAGTAAGATGTTTGGTATGATTGCTGAATACAACCTAGAGTTATAACAACATGAATTTGAATATTATTGATGGAAAGACTCATAGAGTCAATGATGAACTAAAATATGACATTCACAGACTAGAAGACCACCCGATCATTGTCATTGATGATGTATTGGAGAATCCACATGACTTCATAAGTGAGGTGGTGGAGAAAATTCCTATGCAATATAATGAATTAGGAAAAGGCGATCCAGACGAGGTATTTCCAGGCTACCAATCAAATGTACATCTTGACCTAGCAGAACTATCTAAACTGACTGGACACATGATACAAAGGTGTACAGACTTTCAAAACATTGATCCAGACGCAGTAAAACTATTATATCAAGTCAATGCCATGTATAGCGATAGGAAAGTTCCTAGAATCTCTATACAACCACATATAGACCCAGCAATATATGCCACAGTATTATATCTGAATGAAGAAGGTGAAGGCGGAACTTCATTTTTCACCCATAGTGCAACTGGACTAACTAATACAGAGAACATATACAAACCATTCAAAAGAACCCAAGAGTATTGGAATCTTAAAGAATGGATCTATGATTTCTCCAATAAGGCAACTGACCTAATAGATAATGACACAACTCTTATTGAAGAGGTATGGGAAGAACAACATCATGTTCAAATGAAATTCAATAGAATGATTATATACCCTTCTTTTATGTGGCACAGTGCCATAATGAAAAACGGTTGGTATAAAGACGACCCTAGAATATCATTATCTGGATTTGTCTTTGCTCCTTCGCTCAATGTAGATGTCAATGCTGAATGAAACAAATCAATTATTTCACTATATCCTTCATTCTGGGAATGTTCTTCCTACACTCGATCATAGAAGATTGCTCGAACTCGTTGAAGGATTAGATTGGCCTGAACCAGGCAATCCTCCTCCTAGTTCATATTATGATCTGAAAGGGTACAGGTCACAGATGCTCATAGAACCCGAACATGGAGAGATATTTGATCTAATTCATAAGGCACATATTAGATTGATGCCTAGCATATATGAACACTATGGAGATACTTTACCAAAAGACCCTATCTACGATAAATACTCTGGATACTGGTTATGTAAATACCCAGAGGGCGGTTATCTTTCTCCTCATGTAGATGTTGATGCTGATGCTGGTTCGGTAACTGCATCTTATACTATTAATGATGATTATGAAGGCGGTTGGATCACGTTTTGGGGAAAATATAATATTCTCTCAGGAGGCAACTCTGCTCATGTATATCCAAGTAATCACTTGTTTAAACATGAAGTCACACCTGTGACTAAAGGCGAGAGATACTCAGTTATCACTTGGTTCAGTTACGAAAAAGGAAAAGAATGGTTGACATAGAAAACCTAACTAACATATCAAATTCTGGACAGTATCCTACTCTATTCAATTCAGAGGATATTGAAGCGGTAAAGAGTATTGTAGAGATATATCCTGATTTATTCTCTGTTGGTATGAATCAAGGTATGGGATTAATAAAGAGTGAATCAGATACAACAAAGTATGGATTTAAGTTTCAAGTACCAACAGGCATAGAACAATATCAGTATTTTGATGGACATATAGGAACTAATGTGTTGTTTAAATATCTGAACAAATATAAATTTCTATATTTTAAAGATGGAGTGATGGTAGAGGAGTTGCTGTCATTTGACCCGCCTGCATTGTTTGCTCCGAGTATAGAAGGATTATGTCAATTAGCAACAGAGGCCACAGGGAATACTGATACTTCATCTTTAAAAGAACTATTAGAGTTATTTGATGCTGATATAGAGAACTACAGTATTAGTAGTGCCAATGTTAGTAGAATCAATAAGAAAATTAGGATAGGACTAATTAAAAATGATATGAATATATCAGAGGACATATTAAAATATTTTGGTACTAGATCAAATACCAAGACATACATTAATATAAAAGGTATAACTGATTGCGTAGATGAATTGGCGGTGGATCAGGAAAATAATTTGATAGAGATAATAATAGAGTTCAATGAGACAGGTGTAGTTAAGAATTTAGGTTATGCCTTATCGACACAGTTTGCTAAAGATGCCCCAGAGGGAACAACTGCTCAAGATAATTGGGTAACATATACGCAGAGACATGAATCTCATAATTCATCTATAGCATCAATATCCAGTAACGCTAAGACATTTCTATGGATGCCAGACTCATGGGCAGATGAAATATCTACATGGGAACAGTTGCCCTCCGCAGTTCATGGTGCTACAATAATAACTGCCAGTTCAGAAGGAACTAAGACTGAATTAGTATATGGTTTAGATTAGATATTAGATATACTGCCGCCACTACCAAACTGAATTTTACCATTATTACCTCCAGCACTTCCGCCACCTTGGCCTCCTTGCCCAGCGCGACTTCCTCTATATCCACAACCCTGTTGATCTCCACCGCCTTGAGCCCCTGTACCACCTTGGCCTCCACCTTGACCATTTGATTCAAATGCACCGCCTTGGCCACCGCCACCGCCGTTACCACCTGTGCCGCCTCCTCTACTGCTTCCTCCTTGGCCTCCACCGCCGCCTGCACCATTCCTACTACTTGCAGTTTGAATATCAATAAAGGCATTGTTTCCATTCCAGTAATATCCCGCTCCTCTACCACCTTGGCCTCCGCTACCTCCATTACCGCCTGCTCCTCCATTGTTTGAACAGACACGATAAGAACTATTACAGAACCAACCTCTACATCTTCTTCCTCCAGCGTGGCCACCACCGCCACCTTTACCACCATTGCCGCCACCGCCGCCGCCTCCGCCTGCGCCACGGACTCTTGAATCTTTTTGTGAAGTGGGCATGAATATTGGAGAACTGACTATCATTGCTCTTCCGCCTGCCTTTCCGTTACCGCCTCCGCCACCTCCACCTTCTCCAGAGTAACCTCTGACACGAGGATTACCAGATGCACTGGTAACATAAGCAATGATATTACCGTTACCACCACTATTGAATCTTACTGCTGGACTTAGATCAGAGTTACCTCCGAAGTTACCATTAAGATTGATTTGTTTAGTTATGTTTGAAGTCCACTCTTGATTACCAAATACTTCATATCTTGCCTGACAGTGCATCCAATTTCCATTACAATCAGCAGTAAGTTTACTTACAGTGCTTCTTAGATCGCCAAATGATATTGCACCACTGGTAGGAACATTATTGTTATCAGATATATCTGCAACGCCTTGCCCTCTATAGTAATTACCAAGACTATTACCAGCACTATACTTGGAGTTGATTTGACTCAACTTAATTTCGCCACTAACAAATTCTGTGGTCTTACTTATACTTAGACTTCCATTACCAACAGGACCACTTGTGAAATCACTGTAAAAATTATTTGACACATCTGAAAAAACTTTTGATGATGTAAGATCGTAATTCATATCATACATCGCTTGGTTATCTTCTAGATCAATCGCTATGATCTTATCCTTATCTGCCTCATAGTGTGATGCCACACCTGACATATATTTTACACAATCTTTTAGATCAGCATTGACATTGAACTTAACGCCATTTCTTCTTATAATAGGATTAACAAATACTACGCCCTCAGACCAATAATCATTTGCTAGGTTCAACCACTCATTAATTTCTAGATGTTCAGTTATAAATGATTCCTCAGTGGGCACGATATGGATTCTCTTTGTACCCTCAGTGGTTCTAGAAGGATCGTAATTATCGTTATAGTACCAAATGCGACAATAGAAGTCTCCAACAGTTGCAAGAGTCTTGTAGATAACATCACGCTTGCACATGATATTCTTTACAGTAGGATTAATCTCGGTTCTTTGCAGTTCTGGATTGGTTTCTATTTCATAGTCAGAATATGCCATTCTTTGTAGTGATACCTTGCCAATTCTATTTATTATGGTATGATATATAGAGTGAGTGCATTAAAATTATGAGTCATAAAGAAGATCTGACTAAGAGAGCGAACGATCTACAGGTAGAGATACAAGAGTTGAGTAAAACCTTTGAACTCAAGAAAGAGGAGTTTCTAAAGGTACAAGGCGCTTTAGAAATGCTTCAAATCTTAGAAAATGAGAAAGCAAGTAAAGAAACTTGACGATTTAATTATCAAAAAATCAAACCCAAGACTATACAAACAGATGTACAGTACAAAAACTGTACACTGCTGCCCCCAATGTGGACATTTATTTGTGGATTAGGGTTGACATACAATAAAGATCATGTTAGAATGGGTGCATGAAACAATTTCCGCCTGCTATTAAAGAATACATACCACTCAAAGGAAGCGGTGTGGCGTATCTCTATGAGTACACCAATATCGTGAACATGATGAAGTATGTTGGTATTCACTTAGGATTGCCTGAGGACACTTATCTTGAGAGTTCAAAGAATCCTGAGTTTAGAAAAGTAATGGCAGGGTCAGAACCTGTTTTAATATTCAAAATACTACAATACGGAACATACAAACAAATGCAAGATGCTGAACACGCTCTACTCTCTGAGGTAGATGCAAGAAACAACCCAAACTATTACAATCAGAGTAATGGTTCGCCTTCCTTCTCACACAAAGGATTGGACATTGACAAATGTATTGACATTGACAGAAGAAGAAGAAGTGGAGAG